GATGCACCAGTCAGGGTAGTTGTGCCCGTTACGCCCAAAGTTCCTGTTACCGAAGCAGAGCCTGCGGTGAGGGTAGCCATATAGTTGGTGGCATTGACTATATCTGTGCCGTTAGATACAAGAAGTATTTTTGCTGCGGCTGGAACTGATACACCTGTTTGACCAGATACTTTGACCGTAACCTGCCCGCTGGAAGTGTTGTTATAGATGAAGTACAGTTTCTTATTGGCTGGCACTATTAAGTTAGTGCTCGCTCCGCCCGTTCCAGTTAACTCTAAGAACATATTCCGCGCAACGCCAGTCGCACCGTTGGGTATGGTGATGGTTGTGTCGGTTCCCGTGGCGACGGCTTGGGTTACATAGCCAGAGATAGCCTGCTCAATCAGCGTGCCAAGGTTGGTATTTGTGGTTGAACCCCAGTTACCCGCTTGGTCACCCGCGCCCATCAGTTCGATGGCTAGGTTGGTTGAATATGTACTTGACATAGTTTAGACGTCTGTTGCACCAGCGTAGTCTGTGTAAGTCTTAAGAACACCGTAGATCGCGGGGATCAGATCACCCTTGAGGTCTTCCACACCAATGTAGTGTGCGTTCTCTTTGATGGTCTGCATGTTGCCGTGGCGGGCATCTTCAGACGCATGGATAGCCACTTGCACTTGGATTTGGTCTTTTGTACCAAAGAAGTTGGTGATACGGGCGTAAGCCGTGGTTGTGGTTTCCCCAGTTGTTGGGTTTACTGCCGAGATTTTTAAAGCCATGATATGCTCCTGTTAAAAAATTAATACGTCATTTCCGTAGTACTGATTTGCGCCACGGTCCTGATTGTGGTAGATGCCTGTCCCGTAAATGTAACCGATAACCCGCCATTTGTGGTATCTGCGGACAGGGTGATTGCCCATGTAGCAGCACCTACATCAGCATATGAAGACATTACTGTAGGCGTTCCAACAAGGGCGGTAGAGGCAGCATTTGCACCCCGTTTAATTACACCCTCGATGTACCAGCCTTTAGTATTTCCACCACCCGTTACCCCAGATATGATCTCTCCACGGAAATAGTAGGCTGAGTTATTTGGGAGGATTACTTGGTTGTTTGTACTAGCACTACCACCGCTACTTCTTAAAATTGTTGCAGTTGCATCAGTTGTTTGTGTTCCAAGTATTAACAAACTAGATTGTGAAGCACCTAATGTATAAGATAACGCACCCGCAAGGTTTGAACCAAATATACAATTTCCTTGAATTGCTCTTGTAGTTGCATATTGACCAACTAATACAGAATCATATCCACCAGTTGCTCTATTACTTTGACCGCCTAATACACTTGAATATGCGTTCGTTGCTTGTGCGCCTGTACCGCCAACTACAACAGCACCAATTCCAGACGCTGTGTTTCCATTATTAATGTTGTCACCAGTAGTGCCACCACCACCAATGAAAGAAGCTAATCCGCTTGCGATATTGTTTCTTCCACCCGCAACAACAGACCAATCACCAGACGCTACGTTACCGTTAGCACTAGTACCAGCGTCCCCTCCACCTCCTACAAAACTGTATGAGCCTGTTGCTTGGTTATTACCGCCAGCAACTACTGCCCCGTGTGGAGTGTAGAAAAACAAAGTGTTTGTAGATGAACCTGAAGCGGCTTGGGACAAAGTTAAAGATGTACCGCTTACCGCCGCAACATAGGTGTAGTTGGCAATAGAAGTACCAGTAACTAATTGACCAACTTTAATGGAAGCATTGGAGCCTGACAGCGTTACTGCTGTTGTGGCATTCATTGTGCCTGACTGAGTTGTTACCGTTGAACCAGATGTGCCAGAATTTGTCCAACCGCCACCAATAAAGTTGAAATATCCTGCGGCTGTATTTGAACCACCGTTTACCACAGCAGAATCTAATCCACTTGCAATATTAGTTTCACCGCCTCCAACAAAAGCATCTATTCCGTTTGCCGAATTACCATATCCACCGACAACACTGCTCCATCCAGCATTTGCTTGATTGGAATAACCGCCACCAATAAAACTACTTGTAGCACTTGCAACCCTGTTTGCCGCACTTCTAACAGTCTGCCAGTCCACCGCATTAGTACCACGGGCATTACCACCCGTAGCAGAAGAAGTAGTAGCCTGCGCTTGAAGTGCGCCTGTTCCTGCTGGCTGGACATATAGAGAACCGTCTGATTGGAGACCTAATTGCCCCGCGCCTGAAAAAGAAAGAGAAGGCGTACCGTAAACTGCAGTTGCACTTGTAGCCACGTAAGGATTTGCAGATGTACCAACTTCATATTGAGGAGCTGCTATGTATACAGTTTGCCCCGTTCCCGTAAATACCCAACTTGTGCCATCTTCTGACATAAATAATGCTATACCAGACGCTGATGAAACAGATAAAGTAATAGCCAGTCTCCACCATCCATTTCCAATATTTGTAGATGCTGTGGATATAGGTGCGCCATTCCAGTTAGCCGTTACAGCACCTGTTGTCAAATTAAAAATTGATCCAACTGTTGTGGAAGCATTTGCCAAACCAATATAGTTAGATGTTCCTGCTTTAGCGTATACACTTAATGTGTATGTTGAACCCACATTAGATGGTATTTGCCTAATTGAATGGCTAACACTAGGTGTTGTAGTATCTGTTAATAATGCCGCTGTCGTTCCGTTAAATGGATCGGTTTGACCGCCAGTTACAGTTAAGTTTCCAACAGTCCAAGCAGCATTAGTTAGAGAAGATGAATATAAATAAAGGTTGTTACCACTACCCTTAACAATAGCATTCCCACCAACAGAGAAGTTGCCAGTACTAGGCGTTGCCGTATCTGTAATGTCGTTGAAATTGATTGTCATATTAGTAGGTCACTTCGCAAGTATTTATGGTTGCTACCCAACGTATCGTAGTTGATGCCTGTCCAGTTACTGTTACCGCCAATCCACCGTTTGAGGTATCAGCAGTCAATGTGAACGCCCATGTAGATGCACCAGAGTCATAGCCTATGTTGTCTATCCTTGGTGTACCGACTAGAGCAGTAGCTGCTGCATTAGCCCCGCGCTTGATACAGCCTCTGAATTCCCAACTAGATGTATTACCACCACCCGTTACGTTGGCAATCATTGTTCCTGTAAAAGTGTAAGCAGAGTTGTTGGGAAGAATGACTTGGTTTGTTCCGCTTGCGGCAGAACTATTTGAACGCAATACTGTTGCAGTTGCGTCTGTGGTTTGAGTTCCAAGAACTAATAGTGCGGCTTGAGAATTTCCAGCCACATAAGTTCCAAAAGGTGTTTCACTAGCGGCAGTTACAGTATTTCCAACAATTCCTCTAGTAGTTGAATAACTACCACCATAAACTGAAGAAGAAGAACCACTTGCAGTATTTGTTACTGCACCATGAACAAACGAATAGTTATTACTCGCTATATTGGTTCTTCCTCCAACAATTGAAGAACATACGCCACTTGCTGTATTTCCATATATATTTCCATCAAAACCGCCACCACCAATAAATGACGCTAGTCCAGAGGCTACATTCTTAATACCACCACCAACAACAGCATAGTCATTAGAGGCGGTATTCCTATTACCAGCAGTACCAGCATCACCACCTCCTCCTATAAAGGAGTAAGAGCCAGTAGCCTGATTGTTACCACCACCAACTACTATTCCGTGGGGCGTGTAGAAGGAAAGAGTAGAGGTTGAAGAGCCACTAGCGTTTTTGCTTAGTGTGAGGGATGTTCCAGATATAGCGGCAACATAAGTGTCACCAGCGATGGAAGTGCCTGTGATGTATTGACCGACTTTGATACTAGCGTTAGAGCCTGACAATGTAACAGCAGTAGTGCCGTTCATTGTTCCGCTTTGGGTAGTTACAGCAGAACTAGAAGTGCCTGAGTTTGTAAAACCACCACCAATTAAGTTATAGTAACCATTTGAAGCATTAGATTGACCTCCCCCAATATAAGCGTAATATCCACCAGCAGTATTAATGTAACCGCTACCGACACCCGCAATATAACCGCTTGCAGTATTACCAACACCGCCTGAAACATTTGAATATTGAGCAGTAGCCAAATTTGCCGCACCGCCAGATATTGTTGATGCCAAACCAGATGCCACATTTGATGCGGCATTTCTAGTAGTCTGTAAATCAACAGCGTTTGCGCCACGGGCATTACCCCCAGATGTAGCACTGTTAGTTATATTTGCCTGTAACGCCCCAGTACCTGCTGGCTGAACGTATAGAGAGCCATCTGACTGTAGCCCGATACCTGCTACGCCTGATAAGGTTAACTGCGGTGTGCCGTAGATAATAGAAGATGTGGTAGGAACATATGTATTTGTAATTGGTCCCGCTTCTAATTGAGCGCCCCAAAGGTAAATTGTTGTTCCAGCTGTAACTGTTGTTGTGTTATCTGCTCCAGAAATACCATAGTCCACAAAAGCATATGTATTTGTAGAAACTCCTGTTGCTGAACAACGATACCATCCATTACCGACGTTTGTAATTGTTGAAGTTACACCAGCATTAACAGATCCAACCGTACCAGTACTTAAATTAAACCAAGCATACGAACTAGTACCAATAAAAGTTAAACTAATCCAACCGTAGTTGGCAGTGCCAGCTTTAAAATAAATAGAAGCTGTAAATGTTTCGCCTGATATAGCAAAATAAGGAGAATTCAAACCTCTTCTAGCGGCAGATTGCGTTCCTGATGCAGTAAGAGTAGATGCCGTACTTGTACCATCAGGAGCAGTTGTTGAGTTTCCTGTTAATGTTGCACTTGACAATGTTGCCCAGTTTGAACCATTTATAGCCTGAGAGTAAATAACAAAGTTCTGTCCCGTTCCCAGCAGGTTCACACCACCAGTACCCTGTGGCACTAGGTTCAAAGACGCATTGGCATTTACAGTGTCAGAAACACTTAGCGTGTTGGTGTATTGATCGTATTTAATAGACATTAGAAAGTTACCTCGGTTGTCTCCAGCTTGGCAACCCACCTTATCGTAGTTGATGCCACGCCAGTCACAGTCACTGCTAGACCGCCATTAGATGTATCTGCTGTCAATGCTACTACCCATGTTGTAGATGCGCCAGTACCGTTAGCCACCGCCACTCTGTTTAGCATAGGTGTACCGATCAGCACCGTAGAGGCAGCGTTAGCACCACGCATAATCGCACCTTCAAAACTCCATGCCGCGCCGTCAGCAGCACCTGTTACGTTTGCAATGATAGAGCCTTTAAAGTAATAAGCAGAGTTGTTGGGTAGGATTAATTGGTTATTTGTACCTGCCGTTCCCCCATCGGTTGCAAGGACTGTTGCAGTTGCATCTGTTGTTTGTCTAGCAAGAATTAAAAGTCTTGATTGAGATACACCAGAAGTTGTTGAAATTGGGGCATAACCACTTGGAAATACAATTGAACCATTTATGCCTCTTGTAGTTCCATAAGTGCCACCAACAACAACAGAATAATCTCCATTTGCTAAATTTACATAACCACCAGAAATAACAGAGCGTGAACCAGTTGCCTGATTTCCAGTACCAGAGCCAACAAATGATTCTGTTTGTGATGCAGAGTTATTACTTCCACCAACTATTACGCATTGAGGGCCAGTTGCTTGGTTTTTAAATCCACCACCAACAACAGACCAATCCCCACTAGCCACATTCCTGTTAGCCGCAGTACCAGCATCTCCACCACCACCGATAAAAGAATAAGAACCCGTGGCTTGGTTGTTTCCTCCTCCTACTA